CTCCCAAGAGCATGTCGCATCTCAGTATGTTTATTTGAATCTTTCATAATATCAGCGTAATCAACCAATACCATATCAACTTTTGTTCCAAATGTTGTTACTTTTTTCAAATGAGCAGAAAGAGTATTTACTGTACAAGCTTTTGTTGGATAATACTTAATAGTCAAATTACCCTCTAGTTTTTCTAATCTTTCCTTTACTTCGTCTTTATGATATTTAAGATTTTGACTTTCTACACCTGTAAAGATACTATCGTATCTCAAACCAACATAGGCTTCATTTAATTCTAATGTATAATGAACTACATTCAATCCCTTAGATATACCATATGCTCCCATAGAACTTAATACCCAAGACTTACCAATACCAGCAGGTGCAACTACAACTCCCAATTCACCAGCACCTAAACCACCTTGCATCAATTCATTTATTATATCCCATGGCGTAGGTGATGTAACACGGGCAGTTTCTGAATATCTTTCCTCTATATCTTCTAAATAATCATGTCCTAAGTTTCTCTCAACACCAGCTTGCATAGCAGTATCTATTAAACCTTTTATCTCCTCACTATCACCATCTCGCTCTAAGATATCTACTGACCTTACTATCGCATCTTTCAATACCTGTGACTTATGGAAGTCTAATGACTTATCCTTGATATAATCCAAGTCATTTGCTTCAATATTTTTAAATACCTCTTTTAATACATCCTTAACGTTTACCTGTAATAAATCTGAATCTATCTCTTGTATTTTTATCTTAAATACATTCATAGTGATTACATTCTTATATTCGTTATAGTATTCTCTTATCTGTTTTATTATCCAATGTACAGCTTCATTGGTTGTGTATTTCTCGTCAAGTATGTCAATTATTTGTTCTAAAAATAATTTATCTGTAATCAAACAAACGATAAACTTGATTTGAAATGAGTATCCGTACTCTGATATAGTTTTTGTTTTATTCATCTTCTCCAGTACCTATCTAGTATCATGAATTCAGTTACCCAATTATCAAAGTTAGGTATATGTCCCCATAGCTTATCTTGTACAAATAACTTTTGAAACTTATACTTAACCAATTGCGGTGTAATTGAACGAATTGAATCCGTTATTTTTAATTTAACATGATTTGGTATATCAGGATCAGTTAATTGCATTAACAAGTAGTTTCTCTTTACGACATACTCATTATCGTTTATCATCATAGAAACCTTAGTTGTTTTGGTACTAGCAGACTCCATCAAATTCTTTATATCAAATTTTTTGTCTTCTGTTAAATTTGGAAATTCTTTAATTAATGTTTTTATTCCAATTCCCCTTATGCCTGGTATCCCATCTGATTTATCACCATCTATCACCCTACAAGTTACAACATTTTGCGGGTATATTCCAAACTCTTTTTTCACTAATTCTCTATCATAAGTGATTTTTTTTGTTGGCGAGTACATTTGAACTCTTTCTGAAACTAACTGATAAAAATCTTTGTCCGTTGACATGATTGTAGTCTTTGAATTCTTTAAAGAAACGTTGGTAACGTAACTTATAACATCATCAGCTTCAAGATTATCAATGGCTAGTAAAGTCAAGGGTAGGTGTTCTAGGTATTCAACTAGTCTACCTAATTGTTTTTTTATTGACTCGGATTCGTCTTGTGGAGTGGTTGCCCAATCAACATTACGATTCAATCTACTTCTTACCTTTCTACCAGCTTTATATTGTGAGTATATCTTCTGCCGTGGCTTTGAACCATTCTTACCATCAAATACAATAACACATCTAGTGGGTTTGAACTTATTTACAGCAAATCTAATAGACTTTAGAAAACCAATTATCCCACCTACATGTGACCCGTCTTCATTTAAAGACGGGTTCACAGCAAATGCTCTAATGAATGTATTTAAACCATCAACTATTAAAACGTGGTCGTTTGGTTCTCGTACTTCTGGTTCTTTAGAAAGTTCACTTTTATGGTCATTGAATTTTTGATTTAGTAAATTCTTATCATAATCACTCATCCACAAACCCATCGGTAATAGACACGTCATCAATTCCAAGTTTACCTGAATCATATTTTAATATAACTTTTTTACAAATCATATCGTAAACATACTTTTGAGTTTCCTCATCAGCCATAAGTGATTCAAAGTCTTTGGATTGGAACTTATGTTCCTTACCATCTTGGTCTACTAATGTATACCAAGCTCCAGCTTGTTTAACTAGATTGTGGTCTTTCATTATAGTTAACCAACTACCGAAATCATCTATACCCTTATCAAAGTATAATTGAAAGTCAGCACTTCTCAACGGTGGACCTAATCTATTCTTAATTACTTGAGCCCTAATCTTAATACCAATAGTATTTTTTTTGGTATCTTTGATTTGTCCCATATTCTTTAAACGAATACGAGTAGAAGCGTGAAAAGGTAAAGCCTTACCACCACTTGTAGTCCAAGGATCACCAAACATCACACCCATTTTCTGACGTAACTGATTGGTAAAGATTAAACACACGTTTTGACGAGCAATCATTTGGGTAACTTTTCTCATAGCTTTAGATAAAATTATAGCTTTTGAGGTAGCCCATCCATCCTTATCAAAGTCAGCATCCATCTCCACCTTAGTGGAAGCAGCTGCTAAACTATCGACAAGTATCGTAACCAATTTATCTTTATCGGATTCACGTATCTTAGTAATGATGGTTTCTATGGTATCAAATATATCTTCAACTGTTTCCAAATGAACATATAACATCTTATCCGTATCAATACCAATAGCTTGTAAGAATTCAGCTGATACAGCAGACTCAGTATCTATATAGACACCAAGACCACCTTTCTGTTGAGTAGAAGCAATAGCGTGAGCTCCAATCAATGATTTACCACTACCTTCAAGTCCGTTTATCTCTGTAATTCTACCCGCGGCTAATCCACCATCGGGTCTATTTGATACTGCTAAATCCAAGATTGTAGAACCAGTTGAAACCCAATCACTAACATCTGTTGGTGTTTCACCGACTCCATCGAGAAAATAAGCAACTTGATGGGATTTAAATTGTTTGTTTAATTCCGAAGCGATTACTTCGGCTAATTCATCTCTGTTTGACATAACTTATCCTATTTTTATAACGATGGGGCGGAAAAAGGAGGAAACCACCCCATCGTAACCTTACGGTTTTTTACGAATTAAACAACTTATCGAAATCATCTTCTACGTTAGAAGATTTTTCGGTGGTAACCATTTCAGGTTCTTTAGCTTGAACTTCACTTACATCGTTTGGATTCAAAAAAGCACCCAAATGTTGCTTTAACTCATCAAAAGATGGTTCAGCATAAAGTTCAGTAATGTCTGGTTGGTTTTCCATCAGATTCTTTAGTACGTCCATGTCTTCGGATAGTGCTGTCTGGTTTGGTTTGACACGAATAGTGGTCTTACCATACTGATTACCAGCTTCTGCTGGTGTTTGTCTTTCTACAACAATATCACGACCTATCATAGAATCAGAGATATCACCATAATCAGGATCAGCAATTATACCAAGAAGTTCTTGATATACGGTTTTACCAAAGCCCCAAAATTTAACACCTTCACCTTCTTCACCTCTTACGATGATTGGTGCAAATGTTCTCATTTTAGGTTCAATCCTCTTACCTTGAATCCATTCATCTTTATTGCCAGAAGCTTTAAGCTTGTCAGCAAATTGTTGAACTGGATCAGGTCTTCCAAAGGAAAGTGGCGACAAAACAGTTTTGTTAGGAACTAAACTGTAATGAAAAAACAACTCACTAAACGGATTTGCCTTATTATGTAAATAAGGTGCAATACGAATTTGAGTTTTTCCTGGTTGTGGTTTCCAAAAACTATTTGTAGTAGTGTTTTGTAACTGATTAAGACGGCTTTTTATAGCATCGATATCCATTATTATTCTCCATGTTGATTGTTAAGGTTTATTGTCTATGTACAAGTATGACATAGGTTTGTTTTTTATAGTCATACAATATACGGATTTTAAGGTTAAGGAACAAGCATTATTTTTATAAATTTATTATTTTTAGTATTCTTGTCGGAATTCTTGATAATCCCTTTTTATTAGTAATTAGTATCATGTTTTTGTATAATTCCCACGGTACCTGATATCTTGTATCAAGGACTCCGTTATTTATTAACTTTATTAATTCATTTAGAGCATTTATAGTGTATAAGGTGTTAGATACTTTCTTTCTATGCAGTGAAATGGTATTTTCAACCGAATTAAAGTCAATATCTTCATTTTTGTCAACATTATAGGTACATATTAGCTCTTTTTGACTATCTTCGTTTTGTAAGACATATATTTTATCAAAAATGACGTTAAAATTCTTATTAATGTCGTGTGTAATCTGCTCAAGATTTTTTTGATTGGTAAATGTACATAAT